ACCGGGACTCAATTATATTTACCAAGCAACTCAGTTGAGGTTTCTGATAATGTGTCTGATTCAAGCAACATAAACTTCAACGCAGAGATAAATGAATATCAAGAAGTACCTTTTGTAAATTCTTTGTTTGAAAAATACTACAAGAATTACATTAAAGAGATATTTGATCCGCAGAGAAGATTAACAAAAACACAAGCATATTTACCGCTTCGAGTTTTGATGAATATCAAGTTAAATGACAGGGTAAAAATCACAGACAAACTTTTCAAGATAAACAAGATCACAACCAACTATCAAACCTTGCTTTCAAATCTTGAATTAATAAATACGAAATCAGTTGCCGGATCAACGATTATAACTGACACAATATTCAGACAAGGACAGCTTCCAAGTGCAAATAGCTGTGAAACTGCAGATACATTAAATACTCTTGCAGACAATACGCTGACATTGGTAGATTGTACAAACGTAGGACTTGATGGTGCGATATTTAAAAATGATTCAAATAACGGTACAACAGCAGAGGGTAATAATATACCGACATCAGAAAACGGAAAACCAGTAACGGTAACACCGGCTGAAATATTTGATCCACATTTATCCGCAGACACCGAACTGAAAACTGCAGATAGCGATTTATACAAAGCTGATATTAATCTAAGACAAGTGACCTCATCAACATTTAATATCGGATATCAAGTGAAAAAGCTTGGTAAAATAGGAACTGCAGACAACATAGATGAGTATGGCTTCTTATGGAGTACGACTGAAGCAGATTTAGTTGGTACGGATGTAGATGATATTGCAGCAGTTTCCGGTGTAACTAAAATTAATTATCCCACAGCATCTAATAACAAAAGACCACCAGTTCCATTTAACAGCAGTTATAAAAATAATTCTGCAGCTTCGGGAACTTCTTACTACTTTAGATTCTATGCAAGAACAAATACAGATATTCGTTATGCAGAAGCAGATATAATAAGTGAAACAGAAGAAATCACAACGTTATGATAGAAGTGATATTAGAGTTATTGGAACTAGCAAAAAAAAATAAAGAGTCAGGACGTTATATTAGTGTAGCCCTTGGTGGAAATAAATTTCCTGAATCAGTAAGTGAGGGAACAAAACTATTGCGCAGAAAATTATGGAAAAACGCACCTTAGAAATATTAATAAAAGCAGGCAAGGCAGTTGATGAAATTGAAAGCCTAAAGGCTCAGGTCGAGGATTTAAATAAACAGGTTGCAGAGGGAAACAAAGCAACCGAACAAGGCTTAAAAGATGTCAAAGAGACAGCTGAAAATACTGCAAAAGGTTTTAAAGGGATAGGACTTGCAATAAAAGCAGCAGGTATTGGAATTGCAGTTGCAGCCTTTAGAAAACTTGTTGAGGTATTTCGACAAAACCAAAAAGTTGTAGATGTTTTTAACACAGCAACCATAGCCTTGAGAATGGCGTTTGGTGATTTTTTCAAATTCTTAGAAAGCAATATAGGTGCGGTAACGGGTTTTTTCAAAACAATATTTGAAGATCCAAAACAATCTTTGATAGATTTAGGAAATGCAATCAAGGCAAATCTGATTGAAAGAGTACAATCCTCTTTGGATGCGTTAGGTTTTCTAGGGGATGCTATTGTAAAAGTATTTAAAGGTGACTTTGAAGGTGCTATGGAATCTGCAAAAAATGCAGGAAAAGAACTTGTTGATACTGTCACAGGTGTACCTGATACGTTTGATAAAGTATCTGAGGCAGTACCAAAGGTTGTAAAAGGAATAAAAGAATACACAAAATCTACAATAGATTCAGCATCTTCCTTGGTTGATTTTAGAAAACAAGCAGAATTAGCAGAAGTACAAAACGCAAAACTTTTACAGCAATTCGACCTACAAGCTGAGCAACAAAGACAGATCAGAGATGAGGAAAGAAATACAATAGAAGAAAGAATTGAAGCAAACAACAGGCTTGGTGCTGTTTTAGAAGAACAAGAAAAACTTATGTTGGCAAATGCAGATGCGCAGATCGAAGCAGCAAAAGCAGAACTTGCATTAGCAGACAATCAAGAAAATAGAATAAGATTAATACAAGCGGAAACAGAAAGAGCAGATGTACTTGCAACTGTAGAGGGTTTTAGATCAGAACAAAAGATGAATGATCTTGCCCTTGACAAAGAAAAGCTTGAATTAACACAAAGCAAAATTGATGCTGAGACAGACTTAGCAAACGAACAAAGGAGATTCGGTGCGGAACAATTAGAATTTGAGCATCAAAGATTAGAAGCTATGTTGAGTGTTTTTGAACAAGAATACAATGCAGAACTGACAAGATTAGAAAACAAAAAATCATTATACAAAGAGGGTACCCAAGCATTCCAAGATGCGGAAAACGAAATCCTTGCACTTAATCAACAATTTACACAAGACACTCTTGCAACGGAAACCCAACTTGCAAAAGCAAAAATGCAATTAGAAGATCAAGTTTTGGATGCAAAGCTAGGGGCAGCAGCAAAAGGTTTACAATTAATTGGTGCGATAGCCAAAGAGGGTGGTGAGATTGCAAAAATAGCAGCGGTTGCACAAGCAACGGTAGAGGGTGTTCAATCAACAATATCTGCATACAAAACCGCAGCAGCTTCCCCAATCACAACAGTATTCCCTGCATATCCAACAATTCAAGCAGCATTGGCAGCCGGATTTGCAGCGGTAAATATTGCTAAGATCAAATCAACAAATATGCAAAGCCCTCAGGGTGGAGCAGCAAGTCCAACGCCAAGAGGTGCACAAGCACCGGCATTCAATGTCGTAGGAGCAGCACCTGAAAATCAGTTAGCGGAAGCAATCGGACAGCAAGAACAAAAACCAATCAAGGCATTTGTTGTTGGTAGTGAGGTTTCAAATCAACAAGAACTAGATAGAAATATAACAGAAGAAGCAAGTATAGGATGAAAATTGTAGAACTAATTTTAGAGGATGGTGAAAACGTAGGTGTTGATGCAATAAGTATTGTAGAAAACCCAGCCATCGAAGAAGATTTTGTTGCGTTAAAATCGCAAGAAGTCAAATTTGCAGAAGCCGACAAAGAAAAAAAGATTCTCGTTGGCGCATTACTGACACCAAATAAGCCGATTTACAGACGTTCCGGTGAGGAGGAGTATTATATATATTTCTCAAGAGATACAGTCCGTAAAGCATCTCAGTTATTCTTAAAAGATGGGAATCAAGCAAACAGCACACTCGAACATAAAGAACAAATCGAGGGACTTACGCTTGTCGAATCTTGGATTGTAGAAGATAAAGAGAAAGATAAAAGTGCAATGTACAATATGGATGTTCCATTAGGCACTTGGATGGGAGCAGTCAAAGTAGACAACGATGAGATTTGGAACAATTACGTAAAAACCGGAAAAGTAAAAGGATTTTCTATTGAAGGATATTTCGCAGATAAGATTGACAGACCAAAAGATCAAGGACTAAAAGAAGAACTTGCAAGAATAGAAGAAGAAGAAGCACAATTCATAATGCAACAAGTTGATGCTGTTGTTTTAGGTAAAGAGATTGAAATGGAATCTTTTTCTGATTATCCGCAGTCTGTTAGAAACAATGCGAAAAGAGGAATGGAACTGAATAAAAAACAAGGCAACAAATGTGCAACTCAGGTAGGAAAAATAAGGGCAGCCGATTTGGCAGCCGGCAGACCTGTGTCTGAATCAACTATAAAAAGAATGTATTCATATCTGTCAAGAGCAGAAACATATTACGACCAAGGTAATCCTGAAACTTGTGGATATATATCATATCTTTTGTGGGGTGGAAAAACTGCAAAAAACTGGGCAGAAAGCAAGATCAAATCTTTTGAAGGAATTGCGGAAGAAGTAGATTTAAAAGCACCTTGTTGGGATGGATATGAGATGGTAGGTTGGAAAATGAAAGGTGGGAAGAAAGTACCAAATTGTGTAAAAATGTCGGAGTTTGCGGTAATTGGTCCGAGAGGTGGGATTAAAAAAAGCCCAAAAGCACCGGGTTCTTCAACACCAAATAGAAACCCAAAAGGAGAGGGTACAGCAAAAGGCGATGCTTCTACAGGAAGAGGTGCGAAAGTTTCAAAGAAAGATGAGGAATCATTGCAAAAAAAATCAGATGATTTTAACAAAAGATACAAAGAGAAACTAGGATATGGTGTTACAGTAGGAAAATTAAAAGCAGTATTCCAAAGAGGATTGGGTGCATTTAACGTATCGCATTCACCAAGAGTAAAAAGTGCATCCCAATGGGCTCACGCAAGAGTAAACGCATTTATGTACTTGGTGAAAAATGGCAGACCGGAAAACCCAAAATACACAGGGGACTTTGATTTGCTACCGGCTAAGCATCCTAAATCACCACAAAACAAAAAATAATGAAAAAAGTAGATAGAAGAACACCGATACCATTTAGCAAAAAAAGAGGATGTCTTTGCAGGGATGGATCGTACAGTAGAAAGTGCTGTGGCAAGGATTATTACTCACAAGGGATAGGAAATGTTACAGGAAATGGAACTTGAAAATGCAAATTTTTTTAATCAATACGTTAATATAATATGAGTCAATCAACAGACATTTTAGAGAAACTGAAAACTCTATTAGGTATGCAAGTATCACTTGAACAAATGGAGTTAGAAAATGGAACTGTTTTAGAAGCAGAATCATTTGAGAAAGGCAAGGAAGTTTTTATCAAAACAGAAGATGATGAAAAGGTTGCTTTGCCGGAAGGACTTTACGATCTACAAGATGGTAAAAAACTCATCGTAATAGATGAGGGAATAATCGATGAAATTAGAAAAGATAACCCTAACGATCAAAAAGAAGATATGGAAGATCAAAACTTGAATCAAGAGACTGCGCTCGAAGAGAAAAAAGATGAGAAGCAGGAAATGACCTATGCAACCAAAGAAGAGTTGGCAGAGGTGAAAACGATGGTCGAAGAAATCAAAGCAATGATTGAAGCGAAAGACCACGAGGAGAAAGAAGAAAAAATGTCTGCGGAAGTAGAAGAACAGCAAGAACAGGAAGAACTGAAAGAAGAACTTTCAAAACCGGCAGCAACTGCAATCAAGCATTCGCCTGAAGTAGAAGCACCGAAAAGAGCAGTTCTACATTCACAAAGCCGTTCAATGACAACGCTTGACAAAGTAATGCAAAGAATTTCTAAAATTAATAACTAAAAATGGCAACAACAACAACAACTTCAAATGACGTCACTCGTATCTTTCCTAAGTACGAAGCGATTTCAGTAGGGAGTACTTTGACAACTGCAGACAGTGGCAAGGTATTTAAAGTAAGCGGAAGCGGTGGAACTGTAACATTACCCGCACCAACCGAAGGATGGAATGCAAAATTTGTAACAAGCGGTGCAATGGACACAGCTAATACAGTTATTGCAGGTGGTACAGCAGATAAAATGGAAGGAAGCTTAATCGTAGCAGGTGCAGTAGTAGATGTGGATGCAGCGGATCAAATCAACTTTGTTCACGGATCATCTAACCTAGGAGATTTCATTGACGTATGGTCTGATGGAACAAGCTACTTCGTATTCGGTAACGCACTATCAAGTGGTGCATTAACAGCAACAGGTTAATAAATAAATAAAAAGATAGAAAATGGCAACAATTAATAGTTTAACCACAACCTATGCAGG